ATCAGTGGTATTCCGTCTGCTGGTCGCCTGAGCTTGGGCTATTCTGCGCCGTTTCTTTCACCGGCACGGGCAATCGGGTGATGACCTCGGTGTCTGGAAACACCGTAACCTATAGGAGCTAGACATGAATATCGGAAGCAAAGTGGACCGCATCGAAGGCCGCGCGATTACCGGGGCAACCGTCCTCGCAATTGAGGGGGACAGCGTGTTGATCGAGTATGACGAGGGCGGTCAGGGATGGTGGCCACTGACGGCACTGCGGGAGACTGGTGCTACAACCAAACCTGTGGCAGTGCTATGAAGGTGTGAAATTTTGGCAATCATCGTCGGGGCCAAAGCCGTCGAAAACCTGCGCCAGGAGTTCCCCGACTGCTACCACTGGTTCGGGGCTCACTTGTCGCTTGGTCCCTTCTTCGCACGGATCACGCGGCCCGAGTGGCTGGTTTTGCAAAGCGGTGACTGCTGGCTACTGACGGAAGAATGGGGTATGGGGGTTCGGGAGGTCCACTGGTTCTGTCCAAACGGCGTAAAGATCAAGGCGCTGCGCCAGATGATCGCCATCCTGTTTGACACCACTCCGGCAACGATGCTTGTTGGGATCACCCCACACGGGCATCCCAATGAGCGCAAAGCCCGGATCATCAATCGGGCAGTTGGGGCACAAAGACAAGGCAGGCTATACACCTTGCCAAAAGCAGTGTTTGAGGGCTATATTCGCGCAACTGAAAGCACATGAGGCTGAACCATGGGTATCATCGGGGGCATCGCGACTGCGATTATTGGCGCGTCCAGTTCCAGGCGAGCCGCGCAGGCTTCGCGGTTAGGGTATGACTACCTCAACAACAACGCGCTGAACCAACAAGCGCAGGCGCAAGGTCTTGCCGCGGGCACACAGTCTGGTGCTCTCCTTGGCCTTGGCGGCGACCAAGCAGCCGCAGATCAAGCCTTCCAGCAATACCAAGACTCGACGGGCTACCAGTTTCGGCTCGACCAAGGACTCGGGGCTGTCACGCAGAGCGCGGCAGCCAGCGGCCTTTTGAACAGCGGTTCGACACTCAAGGGGTTGACTGAATACGGTCAGAACCTGGCATCCAGTGAGTTCCAGAGCTACCTGTCGAATTTGAACAACGCGCAGTCCACAGGTTTGACCGCTGCAAGCAATGTTGCGTCGCAAGGGCAATCGGCTGGGCAGGCCCAAGCGCAATACATCCAAGCTGGGGCAAACGATGTCGCTGCGGGTCTGGGGATGGCGCTCCAAGGAGGGTCCAACTACTCGACACGCCCCGTAGCGGATCAGTCCACCTCTCTGTGGCTGTATTAGGGAGGAGGAGGAGGCATGGCTTCCGCAATCGCACAATCTTTCGCGCAAGGCGCTTCGGTTGCCAACGCGTTCGAGGACTCCCGGCAACAGAGGAAGGCGCTTGACGCGGCTATCACCAAGTATGGCGATGCGGCGCGAGACCCAGGCCTGTTCTCGGCGCTCCAGCAACTTGATGCTGGAAAATCCCAAGAAAGCCGGGCGCAGGCGCAAGAAAGCCGGGCACAGCAGACCTTCGATACCGGGATGCAGCAGAACCAGCAGGCCCAGCAGCAGCAGGCTATCTTGGGAGTGGTCAATGGGCTGCGGGCTGAGCGTGACAGAGGGGGCGACCTCGGGCAGGCGTTTGACAAGTTCCAGAAGTCCGGGCTGTTCCGGCAACTCGGGGTGGCCGAAGCAGATCTACCTGCCATGCGTCAAGCCATCGTGGACGACCCTGCGATTCTGGACTCCTATCTCGCCAGTCTACAGAGCGGAGCTGCTACTGCCGGGACCGCCAAGCAACAAGCTGACGCTGCCGCTGGCGTAGCTTCACGGCACAACGTGTCAGGACTCGTGACGAAAGGGCTCGGGGCACTCGACGCTCTGGATGCTGCGGGGTCTATACGCACGAGTAATCCCAGCAACTTCTTGGATCGCGCTTCCCGAGGCATTCGCAGCAGTTTTGCCGGGAAGTATCTGGGAGACATGACCGGAACCGAGGCGTCCGGGGTTCGCCAAACCCTGAGTGGTATCCGCAGTGGGCTTCTGGCCGCCTTGGCGGGGAACCCCGGAATGTCAGCGCGCATGTTTGACTCCGATGCCGAAAAAGAACTGTGGATGACGATGATCGGGAACGACTCTTTCACCGTGGAGGCACAGCGCGCTCTCTTGACTGCGTTCAATGAATCCTGGGGCAGCGGTGGAACTCCGCTGACCGTGACCGCTGCGCAAAGAACGCAACTTGGAGCAGGTGCTACGCAGGCTGCACCCCCCGTGGTCCAGCTATACCCTGGGTTCGTCAATCCGAAAACTGGGGCGACCTTCAATGGTGGTGCTTGGGATGACCCGGCGAATTGGACGACCCCATGACGACCGGCTGGGACACGCTCATCCAGAGTTACCCCTCCGAAGCTTCGCAGGCTTCCACGGGAGGTTCCGGCCAGCGCGTCGATGCGGCCTTCGTCGTAAACGGCCTGGTGCAACGTGGAGTGCCCCAACACATCGCCGAAGGCTTCGCACTGAACATCAAGGATGAGAGCGGGTTTGACCCCGGCGTCAACGAGCGCACCCCGACCGTAGCTGGATCGCGTGGAGGCTTCGGGCTTTACCAACTGACCGGTCCACGTCGGCGGGCCTACGAGGCGTTCGCAGCGCAGAAGGGGGTTGCCCTCGATGACCCCAACGCGCAGCTTGACTTCGCGGTTTTGGAGTTGCAAGGGCCTGAGCAGCGCGCCGCCTCGAAGATCTACGCGACAAGCACCGCAGGCGAAGCGGCGGCGGCGATCACGACCTACTTCCTGCGCCCTGCTGCTGTGAACCGGGACCGGCGGGTGGAGAAGTATCTCTCGGGGGCTACACCTGACTTCGGGGCTTCCTCGGGGCAGGATTCCGCACTCCCGAACTCTTCCCGGCTTTGGCTGGACCTCGGGAAGCAGCCGGGCCAAGCCCAAGCCCAATTCCCTCAACAGCTCGCAGCCCAGCCTAACCGGCTCTGGCTGAACCTTGGAGCGTCAAATGGCTGATCTCGCTGCAACAGACGCTGGCAAGCCCTGGGAGGGCCTCTCGGGCACAAACATTCAGGTTCTGGATGCCGCACCGCAAGCAAACTCCGGCCAAGACGCTGGCAAGCCCTGGGAGGGGCTGGGTATTTCGGGTGGGCGGGTCGAAGTGTATGCCAAACCCCCAAAGAACGGTCTGTTCGCTGGGGCCGCAGCGGTGACTGAGCGTTACCTCGACGCCACCCCAGGCACGCCAGACGCCAAAGTCAACGGTGCTGTGGAGTGGACGGCACAGGCATACCGGGCAGCTACTTTCGGGCTCACAGACTACCTTGTAGCCGGGGTCGCCGCCGCGAAAAACGGGGGGTCTTACCAAGACGCGCTCAAGGCGACACGGCAGCACTTTGAGGCCAACCAATCTCTGTCGGCGGAAATTGTCGGATCACTGGCTCCCGGTATCGGGCTTGTCAAAGTGGGCGCAAGGGCGGGGCGTCTCGTCATAGATTCCGCCGCCCGAGGCGGGATTGTTGACGGCGCGATGAATTGGATCGCCCGGCACCCCAAACTTGCATGGCTCCCAGTCAACGCGGCAAAAGGTGCCGGAGCGGGGGCGGCCTTCGAGGCGGTGCGCACATCAGTGGGCCAAGCTATCAGCGCGACAGCAGGCGAGGGCTTCGACGGCAACACCATCATCGACGCAGCTATCCAGGGGGGTATCGTCGGAGCGATTGGCGCTCCAATCGCACAGGGGGCTTTGTCTGGCGCTGGCGGGCTTGTCCAATGGGCCGGGGCCACTCTGACAGGCGGTGGCAAGGCGCAAGCCATTCAGGCGGCGGCGCGTATCTTGCGAACCACCAGACTGCCTGAGGAAACCCCGGACGCCACCATCGCGCGCCTGCGGGGAAGCGTGCAAGCCTATGCCGCGAAGAACGGAGGCCGTCAGGCAACACTGATGGACATCTTGCCTCCAGAGCAGGTCGAGGATCTGACAGACGTTGTGCGCTTCTTCCAAGGATTCGACACCGTTGCGCGAAAATATGCTGGTGACGTGACGAAAGTCGCCAAGGAGAATCTTGACGCCGCCGCCCGATCTGGCGCGCCCTTGAAAGACACTCTCGAATTGCAGCTTGCTGCGGAAAGCCAATTTGGCCAAGTGACCAGGGAGTTTGGCAGCACCCTCGTTGACGTAACGCCGGAGGCGCTGGACGCCCTCACGCGGAACAAGGGGTGGCTGGGGCAGCAGGTCAGTGCTGGTGCAAAGGCTGTGGCACGGGTCATCAACGCCAAGGAGCGCATCGGCGGGATTCGGGACAAGATGCGGCGACTCGACAACGCCGTGGTGGTGAGTGATTCCCGTGTGGCAGCGGCTGATCTGCGCAAGGAGATCGCTGATCTGATTGACGAAGACGTGAAATCCGGGCTTGTGCCGGAGTCCAGACTGGCTGGTCTGCGCAGTATGCTGCGGGTCGCCAACGCCAAAGCGGGGGTTCTGGCACAGACATCCACTGCGACAAACACCGTTGAAAGCGCCGTCGCCAACAAGCAGATGCTGCGCGCCTTCGAGGCGGAGCTTGCGAAATTTGAGAGCGAGGGGCTGAAAATCACTCTGAGTGATGCCAACCACATGCGCGCCACCGCCTCGCGTCATGCGTTCAGGGAACTCGACCCAGGCAAAGCCGACGCCTTGCGGGAACTGAACGACGCCCTGATGACGGTCGGCGTCGCGGAAGTGCCAGCGTATGGTGCTGCTCGCCAGATGTTCAGTGAGGCCATGACGCGCAAAGAGGCGCAGGCCCTCGGGGAAGCCGCCGTGCGTGATACGATAAGCCCTGCCAACTTGCGCGTCACTGTTGAGCATGGCCTGATCACCAAGGGAAACACGGTCAAACCGGGGCGGCTGCCTTCCCTGCAACAGGGGGCGGAGGAAGGCGCGGCGCTTGAAGTCAGCCGGGCAGCACGCGGAACGACTGCTGAAGCGCGCAAAGTCGCTGACCAGATCGCCGGTTCACCCAACTCGCAAGAGTCGCTCGGGATCGTCGCGCCACAGCGGGCGGCCCGGCTGATTGATACTGCCGGGCAGTCGTCGCGGAGCCTCAAGAACGCTGCCGCCGTTGAATCGGTGAAGTCACCCTCGTCGCTGCGGGCCGAACGGGATGCAGCGAAGCAGGTTATCGAGACCGGCCTCTTTACACAGCTTGGGGGTGCCGCGACGGCGGGTCTGCTCACCCGCGCGCTTTTTGCGGCGCGGCTGCCGCGAGGCACGGCGAAGAAGGTTGTCGAGATGCTGGGAGACCCAAACCAGATGGAGCAGGCCCTGCTGTTCATGCAGCACAAAGGCATCAACCTGTCGAGCTTCTTCGGGGCCATTACTGCCGCCTTAGCTGCCAAGGCCAACTAGCCCAGAAGATCGCTTGCAGGTTGTCACGGCTCTACTTTACGGGTAGTCTGCTGTCGAGCAAGGAAGTGGCGTGAAACAGATGAACCAAATGCTCGAAAATGCCACGACATGGCTGATCGCCACAGTCGGTGCAGGTCTGTTGTGGATCATTCGCCGCATCTTGACCAACGAGAAACAAATCGCGCAGTTAGCCTCCGAGATCGCTCACCGTGACGCCATGGCAAGATCCGATGAATCCCGCCGCACCAAGCAACGTGATGAGGACCGGGCCACTGTCCACGACATCAACGCCAAAGTGGACGCTCTGCTATCAAGGGGTCCCAGAGGATGAACGGGAAAGTCTTGGGATGGTTGGCAGTGGTGGCGTTCGCATCAACAGTCCCTCTTGCAAATTGGATGATTGGGCATGTGGGCATATGCTCCGAGAGCGGGCCTTGTGTGATTCCGGTTGGGTTTGGGTTGTATGCCCCAAGTGGGGTTATCATAGTGGGAGCCGCTTTGGTGTTGCGGGACGCAGTTCATGGCTCATTCGGTGCAAGATGGGCTGTAGCAGCAATCATGCTAGGGGCGCTTTTGTCGCTGCTGGTTGCGCCGGGGGGCCTGGTGGTGGCCAGTGTCATGGCTTATCTTCTAGCGGAGTTTGGTGATCTTGCAGTTTATGCCCCGCTGCGAGAGCGCCGGTTGTGGTTGGCCGTGTTGGCGTCGGGCATTGTTGGCGCAACCATCGACAGCGCGGTGTTTCTCCTGATCGCCTTTGGTTCGATTGATTTTATTGCGGGCCAAGTTGCCGGAAAAATATACACAAGTGTTGCCATTGCATTCTTTCTGTTGCTAAAGTCACGGTTGGGCGGTGAGCCTGGCAAAGTGAGTTTGTCATGATACATTATCACGGTGGCCCTATCACGCCCACCGCAGCTGCAATAAAAGCATGGGGGGGCCGTCACGCTTTTATTTCGTATGCACATCCGTCGCAAATAAAACTCGCCGGAGAGATATGTCAGTCGTTTGCGTTGGACAATGGCGCTTTCAGCATATGGAAGGCAAACAGGCCGACTGATTGGAATGGTTATTATGAGTGGGTGGCTGACTGGAGAAGAACTCCGGGATTTGATTTCGCGGTGGTCCCCGATGTAATCAATGGGTCAGAATCAGAAAACGATCAGTTATTAAGCGCGTGGCCATTTGCTCGTCATGAGGGCGGGGCCGTATGGCACACCGACGAATCCACAGACAGATTGGTTCGGTTGGCTAATGAGTGGCCATTGGTGTGCATCGGGTCAAGCGGTGAGCATGATGTGGCAAAAGCAAAACAGTTTGTAGCACATGCAAAAACGGTGTTGCGCGAAATATGCGATAAAGATGGATACCCCATTTGTAAACTACACGGGCTTAGAATGTTAAACCCAAAGATATTCACAGAATTGCCTTTAGCGAGCGCAGACAGCACAAACGTTGCAATCAATATCGGATACGATTCCGCGTGGCGTGGAACCTACATCCCGAAAGGGAAAGAGTTGCGCGCGCAAATCCTGGTAGAGAGGATTGAGAGTTATAACAGCGCAACAACGCTTGGTCCAGACTGCGAATCGATGACAGCGGAAGAGCGTGGTTGGGCTCTTTTGTGATGTTGAAAGTCAGATCAGAGCAATTGGAGGACAGAATGGGAAATCAAACAACGACAACGGAGGTCAGAAACATTGCAATCAGGGTGCAAGTCATCCTGTCGCAATTCTGGCGCGACAACGGGACGCCGGAGGCACTGCTATCAAGGGGTTACAGAGAATGAACACCGACAGATTCCAACGCGCCTTTGCGCTGTTGCTGGTCACTGAAGGGGGTTACGCGAACAACCCGAAAGACCCCGGCGGGGCGACGATGAAGGGTGTGACGCATCGCACTTATGACGACTACCGCCGCCGACATGGGCTGCCAACCCAAGACGTCAGGAAGATCACCGACGTCGAAGTCAAAGACATATACAAGGGGCAGTATTGGGACTCGGTGCAGGCTGACGCTCTGCCTTCCGGGGTGGCCTACTGTGTGTTCGATGCAGCGGTCAATTCCGGTCCGTCGCAAGCCGTTAAGTGGCTGCAAGGAGTGGCTGGGGCACAGATCGACGGAATCGTCGGCAACGAAACGGTCAGTGCAGCGCTGAAAATGCCTGCGGCGGACCTGATAAACCGCTACTGCGACATGCGCTTGGCGTTCATGAAACGGCTCAAGGGGTGGGCAGAGTTCAAAGTTGGGTGGTCCCGCCGTGTTTCGGAGGTCAGGAAGCAGTCGCTTGCCTGGGCAGCGGATGCACGGGTAAAGAAGTCGGTTATCGCCGTGCAGCCCAAGGCAACTGGCCCCAACACCGTGGCGGCAGGGGTCGCAGACATGCTGACCAATCCCGCACCCCTCGGGGCTGTGGCTGGCCTTCTCGGCAGCGCAGGCGCGCTCACAAGCGGTGACGGGCCGGTCCAGTATGCAATAGCCGGTCTTCTCGTCGTCGGCGCTCTGGTGGGCATCTGGTGGGTCGTGGGGAGAAAAAGCAAATGACCATTTTGGGCTGGCTGACTGGCAACTGGCAGTGGGTCGTCGGGGCCATTGGTGCCGTGGTCGTGGCCCTCGGGCTGCGTCAGAGCGGCAAGAACGCGGTTCTCGCCAAGCAGGCGAAAGAGGTCATGGCCTCAATTGACAGAGGGCGCAAGGCACAGACCAAGGCCGCATCTGCCCTGCGGGGGGGCAAGTCCCCAGAGCAGGTCGTGCGGGATAACGATGGAAAATGGCAATGAGGTGGGGCATCCTGTGTCTGGTGCTGTCCGCCTGCACTTCGGGCATCACCCCAACTGCTGGGTGCACCGCCTATGGCGAACTGCGGACCTCCATGCCGCGACCGCTCGAAGCTACGCCGCTCGGGGAATGGGTCGCCGTCGCTGACACGCGCATGACTGCGACGTGCCGGTAGAGTTTGGTGTGCTCACAAATCAACGGCCACCCCGTTGACCTCGGCATCAAGAAGCGCGTAGCCCACCAAATCGACGTAGCTGTCATAGTGGCCGGGGGTCGCGCACAGGCGGGCTTCTTTCACCATGCGCATCAGTGGGGCAACGTCACCAGCCGTGATCACTACGCTGCGCCCGGTGTTTTGCAGATAGGCCGTCCAGAACCGCGCGATCCGAGTGAAATTGCGCTCTGGTGCGCCATAGATCTCTCGGCGGTCACCATTCACAAGCCGCATGGCTTCTTCTGCGATCTGGGCCCTGATGTCGGTCACTCGTAGTCTCCCTCGCGTTCCAAGTCCTTCCGGCACGGCGGTATCCACATGAATCGGGTGCTTCCTTGGTCCTCCCCCCCTGGCCGCCACACGAACCATGCGTAGGGCATCATGGTGACGGCCTTCGCCGATACTCCCCCAGCCGTGATGGGCAGGCGCTCGGTAAACTGCGCGATCAGCCTCGGCGGGTTGGTCGAGAACAAAGTCTTGTAGCGCCTGCGACCTTCGGCCCACGACGACCGCAGCAGAACTGCCACGCCGTCCTGTGCCATCTCAAGTGCGCACTGGACGAACTCTTCTGCCCGGTTGAACGGTGGATTGGTGATGATCCAGTCCACTGGCTTATCAAAAGCGGGAGCGACCCCGCCGATGAAGTTGTGCACCGGAAACCCCACACCGTAGTCCACCAGATCGCTGGCCCACACGTGCTGGAACCTCTCTTGCAGAGGGCGCACCATGAATCCACGGTTCGCCGAGGGCTCCCAGCATACCTTCCCGCTCATGTCTTGAGGCAGGACGTGGGTCAAGAGAGCGCGGGTGCCCCAGGGCGGAGTCGGGAAGTCCTCGACCCCGCCCCTTGGCGACTTGCGGTTCTGGAAACCTTTCATCGCCATCAGGACATGCCCAGGGCAGCCTTGTAGATCTCCAACGTCGCGGCCTCGCCGACCACGTCGTCAGGATCGCGCTTGCGCAGAGCGATCAGCTTGCGGAAGACCTTGGCGTCGAAGCCCGACTCTTTGACCGAAGCCATGACCTCTTTCTGCTGTCCCGCCAGTTCATGCTTGTCCGTGTCCAGCTTCTCGAACGCCTCAACCAGATCGAGAAGCGTTTCCCCAGGTGCAGTGTCGTCGGCAGGTTCGTTGCTCGGGTAAGTCATCACTTCACCGCCCGCGCAACTGCCGACAACACCTTGTCGAGCCGGTCAGCCGGGACATAGATGAAGAACGGCACCATGCCCCCTGCTGGGGTCACAGCCGCCGTGAGCGCCTGCTGGGCGGCGATCTCCGGGTCCGGGGCAGACTGGGCAACCGACGCCGCAGGAGCGGTCCACAGTGTCGGCACAGGCTCTTCGGCCACTTGGGCATCCTCGACCTGCCCGATGAACGGGTTGTTCTGCTGGGGAACTGGGGAGGCAGGTGCCTGCACACCAAACGCGGCAAACGCCTGTTCGGGTGTCGGCAAAGGCCCGGCCACCACGGCGCGCTGAATATCCTGGACCTGCTGGGCCGGGTTGACCTGCGGCACAAACGGGTTGGCCTGCTGCACCGGGGCCTGCTGGGTGGCCTGCGGGGCCTGCGCTTGGGCGAACGGGTTGGCCTGCTGCACCGGGGCCT